CTGTCTCAGCTTTCTGGTAATACCAAACTAGAAGTTGGTAGTGCTAAAGTTAACCACGCTATTAAAAAGCACGTATCATCTATGGTTGGCACAGACATCATGGCGGGTGAAGCTACATTATCCAACGCGTTTAATAACTTCTTTGGAACAATGCAGAACACCATGCAGAATATGGCAAAATCTGCGCATGAAATTGATAAACTTGAAGCTACCAGATTCGCGGACGAGCAGAAAAAATTAGGGACTATAGCTGGAAATAAGAAAGCTATGGGTCAAACTATAAATACTGAATACGACGCTGCCGGTAATGTTATGGATACAAAGCCGACCAACGCCCAGCGCCTAAAAAACTTTGATGTAACAGAATCTGGGAGTACTAACCTTCACTATAACCAAGCATATAAAGAATCAGTAGGCTCACAATTAGGGGCTGATATGTATGCAGATATGTTAATTAAATCAGCCGATTGGAATCCAGCAGATTTTGACAGTAAAGCTAGTGAATGGTGGAAAAATAATTATGCAGATGGCGCTAAAGACCCAACAGTAAATCTACACGCTCAAGCGGCTTTCCAAAAAAATATTGTTAAACTAAGTGCTGAAAAACAAATTGAAGTTATAAAAAGAAATAGAGCGGTAATAGAAACTCAAATTACTGATGGCGTAGTTACATCTTTTGAAACGGAGAGTGATCTACATAATGCTTATACTCAAAGTATGGCGAAGATGAAATCAATCATGCCGGGACAAACTAATGGTGCAGTATCAGCACGTGTTCTTTCGGCAATGGTTAAAGGTGCGAGATTAAACCCAAACGCTCTAAAACGATTTCGAGTGTTTCTAAATAAGGGTATATTCCCAACTACGGACGATAGTGGTGCGATGGATGAGGGGGCAAGAATGCAATCTCTCAAAGAACGTTTTCCATCACAAGTGTCGGAATTGTTAAAAACAATAAATAAAGAAAACCAATCTTACATGACCCAACAAGGATCAGATGCGGTTACTCTAGCTACTTCTAAGATTAATCAAATAGTTGCAGCAACCGAAAACGATCCAGACGCTATGACTAGCGCACTACAAAAGTTTATGAAAGATGAGGAGGGCGGTTATTTAAAGTTAGCATCAACAAATGGTGTTACTACCCCACAAATAAAGGCGCTTAGATCGAGTATAAATAAACATCTAATAAAAGCTGCTACATTTAAAGTCAATCGATCCAACCTTATCCAAAACGGTATTAGCGGTAAGTCTGGTAGTTTAACTTATGATGATGCTAAAACAACCCTTGCTACAATGTCTCTAAGTCCGACTACGGATTTTTATCAAGGAGATGAATCCTCCGTAGCTTTTGCACAAGTTGTTCGAGGGGCTATTAAGCGTTATGGTGTAGATGTAATTGGGGATGACCTAAAAGGGAAAATTAAAAGTGGTCTTCTGTCAAATGATAAAAATATAAGAAGGGCGTCACTTGACTTTCTAAAACAAATTGATCCATCAGAAGACCTTTCAGAGATGAAAGATGGACTATTTAAAGGTGACGTAGAATTTCAAGCATCGCTTGCTGGTGTAATAAAAAACGCTAATTCAAATATTGACCCAACTATCGATGCCGCCAAAATTGCCCAAATGAAAAAAGAAATGGATGATAAAGGCGGATGGCTACCGGCATTTTACGCTAGTGAAGTGTCTAATGATAAAGACGATTACAATTCTAAAAATGAGCGTCAGATTATGTTTCAGAAGTGGATGGCTGAAACTTTATCCGATGAAGTGGAAGGTATGGTTGGTGAAGGCGGGTTCTTTAGTTTTAGCGATATGCCAATTTCATCAAGGCTATCCGCCAGAATTGAAGGATACATAGAGCCTATCATATTAGATATGAAAGTGAATGGTACATGGAATCAAACTGACTCTAATAAAAATCGAGCAATAATCACAGAGCAAATTAAACTTAAACTAAAAGACCAAATAGTGTTTATGAATGGACAAGCCTCAATACAAGAGCCGGGTCTAGTGATGCATAGTAATACAACAAACACAAGAGTTCCTATTGGTAATAATGTCAGGAATGGTTCTGGTGGAACTGAAGACGTCATCATGAATATGCAAGAAGTAGCTACAAATATTACAGAAGGGTTTCCCGGTCTTTCGATTGGTGGGGACATTATGATCCGTCCACATAAGAACTTTAGAATTAAAGCTATGTTCCCAACGGGTAACGTGTTAAATGGTTTTGAAAAGGAGATGACACCAGATTACATTCATGGTTTTGCAATTTATGATTCAGTTAATTCTAGTGTTCCTATTAGTTTGTCTACAAATGTAGATATTCCGGTAAAAGAAGTTTCAAAAATAAAAGAAGATGGAACGTATGGTGGTAATTTTGGTTGGACTGAATGGCAATCGGAAGGTACTGTAAAATTTACCGGGGTGTATTCACAAGACTTAATCCTAGCACAAAAGTATATTAACCCCTATATTATTTTAATGCCGGTATACTCAGCCGTTGGCGGGAAAATTCAATCTTACGAGTTAGGAGTTCAACCACATTTTCAAAACGAAGATAAGAAAACTATAAGCAACGAGATGTTGTTAAAGTTTATTCAAAACGGTAAACCACAAAATTAGGAGTAGATTATGCCAGAATTAGAAGAAGAGTTAAAAGTGGGATATGAAACTCTACACAATGATCTTGTTGTTGACGGTAAATTACCCCCAACGGAGAACGTCACAGTTCCCGCACACTATAAAAAGTTTGACCAAAGTAATCCTACCGATGTGTATGATAATATTTTTAACTCCTCGCTTTCTTATAGTGGCCCAGCGAGTCTTGGGAAGCCCGGTGAGTATAGTGAAAATCGTTTTCAATTCATCACCACAGAAGAAGGTTACAACGGTAGAGTCCACATGGTCGAGGGTATTAAACATGTGGGGTATGGGACTAATCTTGAAGCTAACCCTAAAATTGTACAAGACGTCTTAGGGTTCAGTCCTGAAAAATATAAAAAACTTCTAGCTGGTGAAATCAATTTAGATGAGGCGCAGTCACGTCGATTGTTTGATTATAAAGTTCAAGAGTCTGAGAAAATTGTACAAGATAGATTAGAAGGAGTACCCTTAAATGCTAGTCAACGTATCGCTCTTGTATCTATGGCTTACAATTCACCCGCCCTTATTGGCCCAAATCTTGTTGATCACCTTAAAAAAGGAGACGCAGCGTCCGTCAGTTATGAGATACTTAACCTAAGTAATGGTAATAAACTATCAGCCTTAGATGCAAGACGTAAAAGAGAACATGATCAATTCTTTGGTAATAATGAAGAAGTAGCTAATATTGTAAAAGGACAAGACTACCGAAAAAGTGACTCATTTAATTTTGCATCACTACTTGGAATTTCATCAGCGCAAGCGGGTGATCTGAAACCTTTTGCAAAAGTTAAAATGTCTGTAACACCACCTATAGGAGTTACTGATACAATTATAGATAAACTATCATTACTAGCGGAAAAGTTTTCTTTCGAGATAGAAGAAACACCTTTAGAAGAAATTGAACCAGCTTCAGAATTTCCCGTACCTCCCACAATGCCGGAAGAGGTTAAGGAAAAACGAGAGACTAACGCGTCCATTGAAAAGATGTTTGGAAGACCGGGTATTGATGTGCCATTATCTAAAGTCGATAAATTTTTATGGGGTATATCCCCTGACCATTACATCCCCGCCCCCGTTCGTGCGGTCATGATCTGGGGGACTGAAGGCTTGATTAAAAAAGCTAGTAGTCTAATTTTAGATCCTTTTCTTGGGGAAGGTTCTACAAAAAATTGGAGTCCCGCTGGAAAACAAACTTATGGTGCTAGTTTCTTTAGTCCTGAAGCCCAAGACGTTCTTACACAGATGGCAGAGTTCTGCGAATCTAAAGGTAAAAAATCTTGTCAGTACGAAGATTGGGATGAATTGTTTGGAGAGATGGATGTCAACGGAATGTATGCATCTGAAATGGTTAACTTCAAGCGAGGACTTTATAAACTTCCAGCACTTTTAAGAAAGAAAGGAATGACTGTAGAACGCCCTAACGCTTCAAAACTTCATGACGCTGCGTATGGGGGAATGTTTGGTTTTGTTTCGGCTCTTGCGGGAATGGCAAGTGATTTTCGTGACCCACGTCTGGAAGCTTTAATGACTATTGGTCAATTTACTTTTACTAGAGACGAATATGGAAGTCTTATTGTTGGGAATGATAATAAAGAAATGGATGATTATAATTTTAAAAAGAACTTAACTCGTGATCTACCTGATGGGGAACAAGATGAAAAATATTACTATCGATGGTTTAGATCATTATTTGGAGATGAAGGGGAAACGGCGAAGTTTGGATTCAGAGTTAACCTAGGGAGTAAATAAGAATGGCTGAAGAATATACCTATGGTGCAACACCATTAAACGCTGATGTTGATGTAGAAGACCAAAATCGCATGTCTAACTACACAGACACAGTTAAGCATTTATCTATACCGTATTACTCCACAGAGCAAGTTATCGAACCACTTGGATTCTTCGCTACCGGATACGAAACGTACATGCAAGAAACTATAATTGGTGATTCTCTTCGATATGGTATGTTTATTAAAGATAAGTATGCCCGTCCCTATAATACCGACGACGTGGTTACACCAGAGTTAAAACTATTCTATGATTCTGAAAATAGATTCAACCCTTACAAATATTTTGATAAGGCGAAAGATGAACTAAGAGATGCAGAAGTCTGGATTCGTAATGGAATGTTTGACGATGTTCAAGGCCCAAATCAATTTGATGACCGCGTAAACCGTCTTCGTCAAATGCAAAAAGCCCGTAATGAACTACATGGTGGTAGTTTTATGGGGATGTTGGTTGGAGGTCTAGCTTCTTTTATAGATGTTTCAACACTTGTACCGGGCGTAAACGTAATTAAAAAGGCGGGAACTGCAAAGAAAATCGGGACGTACATGTTGAACGGGATGATTGCCCAAGGAGTGCAAGAAGGCGCACTACAGATGCGACAAGACTTACGTACTGCAATGGAAGCCGGGATAAACCTTGCGGCTGGTGGTGTGCTAGGAGGTGGTGTAGGTATCTGGAAAGCTGCCCGTGACCCACTCAGTTCACTACATGTGTCAAATCCTAATCATTGGATGAATCCTGAAAACCCCGTATACATGGGTGTTGCTAATTTTGGTAGCGGACTTGCAAATAGTGCAGTATTAAAACCAATCTTTAAAGGCGGTAAAGCCACATTTGAAGTAGTAGCTGAAAATCCGGTTGCTCGTTCTGTAGGTGCGATGGCAACTAAAAGCGCTGCTGAAGCTGGTAGAATCGTCAAACCGTCTGCACTTATGGCACAAGGCGCATTACGTTCTGGCGTTAAAGCTTTAGGTCGAGGTGGTGTTAAAGTTTTACAGAATAGATATATTGGTGGAACAAGTCCGTTGATTAGAGGACTTACAAGTGCTTCTGGTAAGATGGCTTTGATTACCGCTAAACTTTATGATACCGGTGGTATCTTATTGAATCATATGCAATTTGGTAAAGCTGAAGCATCTATTGAAGATAAAACTAAACGTCTATTAGATAGTCATGAGCAAGTAGCCCTTAGAGCAAAAGACACTATTATTCAGACTCGTATAGATTTGGCTGAGTTAAAAGGTAAGACATTCTCAAGCGTTGGACAGAGAGCATCTGAGACTGCTACTCGCGCTAGTCAATTAGGAAAAGACATATTAAAAGGTAAAAACCAATCTGGTAAAAAGCAACCGGTCGAGCGCGGTAGTGGGACTAATTTTGACGATGCTGAATTTATCGCAATTGCCCGTGAAATGAATTTTAATAATTTAACTGACGAAATGATTGCGGGATTTAAAACACGATTCGGTGATGATGGTTGGCTAGTTATTGAGCGAAACGCTCGAAAGCTTGCAGATGATACTAGGGCTTATCACGACGCTCAAATAGATTTACTTGAAGGTCTTGGTATGGCTACTAGAGGCGACCAAGATTACGTCATGGCGCAACTTTGGAGTAGTAAAGCTATTAAAGGGAATCGTACAGAATCACTTGCATTCTTTCATAGCGTTTTTGCTAAGAAGCCAAGTGATGAATTTCTTCTTGAAAATCATTTAATGACTGAAGATCAGTTTAATAAATTAGGTAAAGAAGAAGTTACTATTAAAGGTGACCAAATAATAGCTGGTAAAAATGTCAAAGAAGTTAAATATGATATTGATAAGGGCTTTGAGAAAAAACAAGAAGTTCTGGAAGATTGGTCTGGTAATGTTGATCGAAGTTTAGAAGCACAAGCGGAATTAAAACTTTCTCTAGCTGAAGAAAAATTATATGAAGCACGTAGAGCCGCGGTTTTAGCGGCAAGAGACTTACGTAAAAACAACACCGACATTAAAAATGCAACTGTTGCTGAAGTCGAGAAGATTATTAAGTATCGACAAGGACAACGTGATGCAATCACTTTAGAAAAAGAAAAAGTACAGTTAGAAAAACAACGTACTCAGACTGAATTGAAAGAAGCTGAAGCAGAACTTATTACCCGGATGAATCAATACCATGAGATATCTTCTAGAACTAGTGGTATCAAAAAGAAACGAATCACAGAGGTTAAAGAAGCTGAAGCTTTGATGAAGATGGTCGAGGGTGAAGGTGTGTTGGCGTCTAAAGCTGACATTGCTGATTCCCGAACAATGGTCACTAAAGCTGACAACGAACTTGCCAGATCAGGTGAAGATGCATTGGGAGAAGCGGTTGAGAAAGCGGCAAAACTTCCGGTATCTTCGCGACGTCTTGCGACTCTTCGTGAACGTTTGAACAACCATAATAAACGTCTTTCTAAAATTGATAGCACACTAGCTAGACTTGATCCACAATTGGAAAAAGTTGGTGTGGCTCTAGCCGCAGCTAAAATGGCTAAAGCTAGTGTTACAAAAAATAGAAAAATTTTATCGGATGAACTTAAACTTAAAAATAAAGAAGCTGGACAAAGCAAACGAGGTGCTAAGAAAGCAAAGAAAGATTACAAAAGACAAGCAAATCGATCTCCACTTTACACCTACATTGAAGAATTAGTAGGAAAACTATCAGACGGAAAGCGTGATCCATTTGGTGGCTGGGACGGAGAACTTATTGCTGCCTCTGGTAGAACTAAGAAACGTCAAATCGTTCTTACTAATGAACAACGTCTTGAGGCTTATCGTTTAGGTATCCTAGATGATGACCTGATGTCAGCTATGCGAAGAAGTGCTGAAGATTTATCACCACGTATGGCTCTAAGAGACACGTTTGGACATAAGTCTGAAAAAGATATTGTTGAAGATTTGAAGGCAGAAGTCCAAGGCGATTTTGATCTTCTTAAATCTGGTAAATCTAAAATACAACGAGATAAGATACAGAAGAAAGCGGATGAAGCTAAATCAGATATTGAAAATGGTATTCTAAATCTTCTAGGACAATACGGTAAACCGATAGACCCTGAAGGTTGGCTTTCTTGGATGGGTAAAACTGCACGTTCTTTTAACTACGTTCGTTACGGATCAGGGTTTATCATACCATCACTAACTGATGCATCCAACGTTCTTTTTGTGTCAGGTTGGGGAACGTTTGCTGCGAAAAACTTTAAGCAATCAAACAAAGCACTAGCTGGTCTAAGAAGCCCAGAGATTTCTAGAATTGCTATCTATAGTGAAAGATTAATGTCTTCAAGTTCCAACATGAAAATGATGGGTGTTGAAGATTTAGGATCAAAGGTAGGCATTGGCGATCAAGGCACATTGAAACACTACAGTACAAGTATTATAGATCGTAGCTTGGGAGGTCTAACAGAGACTACAAACGTGGTATCTGGGATGCGCTGGTGGAACACTCGTATGAAAGCTTTAGCTATGATGGAGATGCAACATAATCTTGTCGCTAAGATGAAAAACTATAGTAAACTTTTTGACACGGCTTCTGCCCAAAAAGGCGGCTCTGCGGAACAACAGATTGCAGAACTTGCATCTTTGGGTATAGGTAGAGATGAAGCAAGATCAATCCAGAAAATGATGAGCAAACACCCACCAGAATTGGATCAAGGTGTTTATGAACTTGGAATGGGGAGGTGGTTAAATGAGGGGCTTGAGGGTCAACGGGCTTATGATGCCGTGTTTACTGCATTAGATCACACCGCTACACGTGCTATTATGACACCAAGTAAGGGAGATACTCCTTTCTTTATGTCTCGTGGATTCGGTAAGGCTCTACTACAGTTTCAGACATATGGGTTTGTCTCAATGACAAAATACATGTTACCGGCATTTCAACGTATGGCAACATACGGAGATTTACACGCTTTCATGACACTCAATATACAAGCGTTACTAGGCTACACCGTTGTGGCAGCAACTGATCTTAAACGTAAAGGTGAAATTAAAGACAGAACTCCCGCAGAATGGGGTTATGACATTATGGATCGTTCAGGATTCTTAATGTGGCTCTCGACACCTATGGCTCAAATCACCAAAGAATTAAACATAATGGGTGGTGGAGTTGGATCGCGTTACTCAAGTGAGCGTAACAGATTCTCGTTAGTAGGTGGCCCAACCGGGGGTCTACTTCAAGACCTTATGGACATGAAAGATGCTTCTGTTCGAGGAGATACTGATGCTATGCAAGATAACTTGATTAAGTTGATGCCATTTAAATTGTATTACCAACTTGCAAATGTTGCGATGGGTAATGAAAACTAACAATGAGGGGGTCATCGCGCCCCCTCTTCTACTTATAAGGAAATTATAATGACAGCTTTTGCACGTGAAGTGGTTGCGGTGACTAGCTTGGCGGGAACTGATGCGACGCACTTCGATATCCCCTTCCCGTACATTGCTCAAGGTCACGTTCTCGTTTATAAAAACGGTACACTATTATCACAATCTACTGCTTCGGTAGTAGGTGACTATCAATTTGACGCTTCTTTATCTAGTCGAATCATTCTAACCACACCCGCCGCTATTGGTGATTCAATGGTGTTCCAACGTGAGACTTCTCCGGGAACACGACTTGTGGATTATCAGACGGGATCAGTTCTTTCTGAAGAGATTCTCGACCAAGATAGTTTGCAAGGATTTTACCTAGCACAAGAAGCGAACGACATTAAAGAAGTTGCGATGGCTCGTAACTCTGCTAACAATTGGGACGCTGGTACATCTCGTATTATTAACTTGGCAACCCCGGTGGACGACACCGACGCTGCTAATAAATCATACGTTCTCTCTGCTACTGCCACACAAGTATCAACTGCAACCGCTCAAGCAGTTATTGCAACTGCTCAAGCTACACTAGCTGAAGGATACGCGAGTGATTCGTCAGGTGCTACTGCGGACAAAGTTGCGGCTGAAGCTGCAAAAGTTGCTGCGGAAGCGGCACAAGTCGCGGCAGAAGCGGCTCTGTCTGTTGCTGGACTTCCGGGAACATTAACTGCTAATTATTTCTTAAAAATTAATAGTGCGGGGACGGGCTATGATCTTGTTAACTCTGTAGCAGTTCCTCAATTCTTTGGACTTAAAATGTCAACAAGTGGTCAAGAAATCATAGTAGATTATGGTGTGATTGACGCTGACGTAAATGATTATAAAACTTGGACACTTGGTGAGAATATCGCATTTGGTGTGGATACTTCTAATAACTTAGCATACACCATCTAAAGGAGACGATTATGCAAATTGACTATACAAAGATCGGCTACCGTTGGAAGGGTGAGTATTCTTCCACCACGACCTACGTTGACGGAGACGTTACTCGTAAGGACGGGGGGATGTACGCTTACAACGGAACTACGTGGGTTAAACATGTAGAAGATCAACAAAACGGTACGGCAAAAGGTGAGATACTTACGCCCGATGACACGACAGTAGTGTCTGGTATTGTAGACCAAACTCTTGAAATTAACGGTCTTGGGACGCCTGAGTTTGCTTTCCCAACCGACAACCCTCGTCGTGTAGGTGTCGCAAAGCTTCCTAAAATGGACTATGCAGACAACTCTGGTACGGGGTGTTATCAAAATATGTATTTTATTATGTCTGATGGTACAGTTATGGGAGTTGGGCGTACAATTTATGGCGCACTTGGTGGTAAAACACGGGCAGATCAGAACACTAACAGACCGACTCAAATTCATTTCCCCGCTGGTGCTGGGCGTATTGTGGATGTATATCCAAGAGGACACCATTGCCATGCGATTGATCATTTAGGTAAAGTCTGGGGTTGGGGTTATAACAACTTTGGACAAATTGGTCGCAATGGAACAACAAATCAATGGACTCCGGTTCTAATTAATGGACAAGGTGACCTTCCCGCTGATGCAAAAGTAACTGATGTTTATACGAACAATGGTGAAGCCGCCGCCTATTCTACAGTTTTTAGAACCGACGATGGTCGAATGTATTATACGGGTAAAAATAGACAATCTTGTGCTGGGACTCAAACAAATAATAGTGGGGACTACAACATCACTACTCCCACATTGATGGTTAAATCAGCGGAAGTGCCGATGGTTAGAGCTTATTTAGCTGGTGGTGATTACATGGTAACTGTGTTGAAAGACGCGACCGGTAAAATGTATATTTGTGGTGAATACAATAGCGCGGGTAATTACGTATACCCCGTGGCTGATTGGCGATCCGCTAAACATACTTTAATTTCACAAACTGCCGTATACCCCGCAAAAGATTTTGTGTTTCATGGTTCTTACTTTCACGGGTCTGGAACGGGTGAATATCGCACCGCCGTTATATTATTTGAAAACGGCGAAATAATGCATTGGGGCGGTAATGAAGGTGGATACGGCGTCACCCCAAAGGTTTATCATCCCGGTGGTATGATTGCCGATGGACGTGCAAATGGAAACAATTGGAAGCAAATACGTTGTTGGAACGGTAACTATTCAACCATGATGGGCATTAAAAATGATGGCTCAATGTGGTACATGGGATACATGACGGGAACGGGAACGGGCGGGACTGCCGCAGCGGTCGGTTCAATAGCCAACGTCTGGACACGCTTAACCGAATTTGGTTACAATAATAAATATTTTGTAACACAAGGTATTAATTATGGTCGTTTTTGGATGGTCGAAAAGACTAACGGATCATTCATGGTTGGAGGTTATAACCTGACGGGAGTGGGTGGCAACGGTACTATTTTAAGTGGTTATAGAGGTAGTGAGTATGACACCTTGATGAGACTTAATAAACCCATTAAAGAATGGGTCGTTGGTGGCTACTGTCAACAAGCCTCAAGCTACAACACTTGGTATGGTTTAGGATACGATGGAAACGTCTATTCAACCGGCTACGATAATTATGGTCAACTTGGTCGTGAAGATGAGCAAGAGTATGGCACAACCCCCTCACCCGTTAAATTTTAAGGAAATAAATAATGGCAACAATTTCACTAGGTAAAGTAGCGTTTAGCTGGAAGGGTGTTTACGCCCCCGCTACAACGTATAATAAACAAGATGTAGTCTCGTATAACTCAAGCACATATGTGTGTGATACTGATGCGACTACCGGCGTCAACCCTTCAACTGTAACGGGGACATTGGTTGCGACGACAACAAACCACGTTCTAACTGTCGGTGTAGTTGGTGGTGATAATAAATTATTTGTAGACGGAACACAACAAGACACATTACATCTGTTAAAAGGTGGAACTTATGTGTTTAATGTTGCTGATTCGACTATGACCGGACACCCTTTAGCTTTCTCTATTACGGCTGATGGAACACATGGAAGTGGTGTGGCGTATGTGACCGGTGTTACATCGTCGGGAACGGCTGGTAATATCGGGGCAACAGTTACAATTGTAACAAGCGCCACTACTCCTAACACTTTGTTTTATTATTGTGCTTCTCACGCTGCAATGGGTGGACGCGCAAACGTAAAGTACACATCCTCGACCGTAGCTTATGGCACGGGTTGGGCGTTGATGGCTCAAGGTGTTGACAATATAACTAATAATCCCGGTGATCTTATATATTATAATGGCACATCATTGACTTCATTAAGTTCAGGTGCGCCCGGAGATGTTTTAAAGATTGATACAAATGGGTTTCCATATTGGGGAACTAGTGATAGTCGAGCCGGAATGCGGGTGATTGGGCATCAAGACCCATTGTCTAATGTAATGTACCGTAAAGGTAATGCCCTTATGGACGACGGAAGTATCAGGTTTTGGGGACGTGGTGAAAACTGGTGTCCGGGACGTGGTGTAGACATCTATGATAGAAGTTATCCTACGGCAGTTGCTTTCCCATTTGGCTCAAAAAAGATGACTTACATTTGTGGTATGTATGATCACGGATCAGTCTCTATTGATGAAGATGGTGGCTTCTGGGCTTGGGGTCAGAACGACTACGGAGAGGTTGGTCGTGGTAATGTCACGGACACACATGTTCCATACTATTGTTCAGGAGAGTCAGCTAACTCCATTAACGGTAAGATAGTCACACAATACGCAGCAGCTGGTGGTAATCGAAATTACATGTCAAATCATGTGTTGTGTAGTGACGGTACAGTCCACGCCGCGGGTTATAATGCTTATGGTCAAATTGGAAATGGGAATACTACAAATTCATATCGCTTTGTTCAAGTAAGTGGACTAACAAGTATTACTAAAATTGCTAAAAGTGATTGCCAACATAGTCATCTCTTGGCTCTTAAAAGTGATGGTAATGTTTATTCTTGGGGTTATAACAACACGGGTCAACTAGGACAAGGAAATACTACTAACTTGAGTACCGCCACGTTGATTAGTTATTTCTACGATAATGGTATCACAATAAGAGACATAGGAACGGGATGTAGTACATCAGGTCTTTCATACGCTATTGATGATGCTAATAACTTATACACATGGGGTTACAATGGTTATGGTAATCTTGGCTATGGTGGCACAACTAACCAATATACACCGACTCTTGTTCTTTCTAATGTGTCAAAAGGTTGGATGAGAAATCCTGACTATAACAACACGTTTGCTCTTAAACTTGATGGCACATTGTGGGCAACCGGCTACAATGGCTATGGTCAATTAGGTGTAGGCGCTGATACAACACAACGTACCGGATTTACTGAATGTTTTGCTGATCCTAATGGAAACGATGTGACTGCTGAATTAGAATCATTTGGTTTGGCGGGACGTTCTCCAATTGTAGATTTTCAAAATGGTGGTGCGGGATCGTATGGATTCACCATTGTGTTACTTGCGGATGGCTCAATGCACTCTGTCGGGTATGGTGGTAACGGACAACTAGCACAAGGAAATACCTCTAGCACGACGTATTGGTTTACACCCGTATTAATGCATCGTAAGAAAGCGGAAAGTTTCTATGTAGTTGGCTCTGGTTCTGAAGGCGGTCTGTTTGTCAAAATGACCGACGGCACGATGTATGGTTGTGGATACGCTGGTGAATCTCAGTTACCTGATGATGATGATGAGTATTCAACTACACTTATGCCAATCGCATTTTAAGGGGTGTATATGAAGCTATCTCAAGAACAGACTGCACAACTTAAAGTGCAATTAGAATTGGAGGCACATGAAAAAGAATGTGCCATCCGATATCAATCCGTCGAAGACAAATTGACCGCACTTGATAAACGTTTGTGGCGTCTCGAAGCTATGATCATGGGGAGTACTCTTGCGTTTATCGCGCTGACATTTGTTATCGTAAGTAAAATCGTCTAAACATAGGGAGCAAAAATGTTAGTAGAACTAGCGGCGGCTAACGCGGCTTTTTCTATCATTAAACGCGCCCTCTCAAATGGTAAAGAACTCATCGATTGTGGAAAAGCAGTCGGTGAGTTCGTCAATGCCAAAGATGCACTAGCACAAAAAGGTAATCGGAAAAAGAATTCATTTTGGTCAAGGGTTGGCGGTAAGGATGGAAATGATCTGGAGGAGTTTATGGCCCTAGAGAAAATAAATCAACATGAAACAGAGTTAAAAGAAGCAATGATTTACACCGGACGCCCCGGTCTTTGGCAAGATTGGGTTCGATTCCAAGCTGAAGCTAGAGTTGCGCGAGTGACTGCTTTAAAAAAAGCACAACGAGAACACGACAAGATGGTTGACACAATTTGTCAAATTATTCTATGGGTTTTAGTCCTTACGGTTGTGTGTGGTGCTGGGTTTATGGGCATCGTCTGGTATAAAACTCAATATATTTAAGGAGACGATATGATTGGCTTAGTACTGAAAGGTTTATTCGGTGTCGCAAGTAGTGCCATTGAGGGCTACGTAGACACTAAGAAAGCTAAAGCTAAACAAGCTTTGGTGAAGATTGAAGCTGAAACTTCTGTCATGGAAAAACAAATTACCGGGGAGATTGCTTGGGACGTGGAAGCCGTTAAAGGTTCTCGCGAAAGTTGGAAGGACGAATATTTAACAATTTTGTTCAGCATTCCACTTTTACTATGCTTTATTCCTTTTACTGTTGAGTACGTTGAGAGAGGCTTCCAAGCTTTGGCATTAACTCCTGATTGGTATAAATATACTTTAGGAGTAATTGTTTCTGCATCGTTTGGAATCAAAGGTGCAACTAAAATGTTTGGAAGGAAAGGGTAATGATTGAATTTGTGCTTGTGTTTATGATGGGATTACGTGTCATAGATCAAACACAAACTTTTGAAGACATCGATAGATGTTTGTACTTTGCTGAACGATTAAATAAACAACCTTCTATACCACAAAAAGAAGGTGCAAATTTACAAATAACCGCGTATTGTAAACCAAGAAAAAAGGGATAAGTATGAGTCTTTATAAAAATATTAATGCACGAAAGAAGGCGGGGACATCTCGTACTAAAGCAAAGTCAACAGTTACTAAGAAGGCTTATTCAAATATGAAAGCGGGTTTCCCGAAGAAAAAAAAGGGGGCATAGATGAACACACCTTGTGTAGGCATTTGTCGTCTCAACGACCAAGGGATATGCCTAGGGTGTTTTCGGACTATCCAGCAGATCAAAGACGCGTACAACAAAGACACCACTAAAGAATGGCAAAAATTGTATGGCGAAATTAAAACTAAAGGAGTAAGTTGAAGTCGAATGGATTTAGAAGTAATTGGAATCATTGGTCTGTTTATGCAGACATTAACCATGATTGCCGTGTTTATGAATACCGCAATTAATATTGTTTATAGGAGAAATCAAGATGCCAAAAGTGGGAAGTAAAGCGTATCCTTATACGCCAAAAGGGAAAGCCCAAGCTAAAATTGCAAAAGCAAAAGCAAGTAAATCAAAACCAACTACAAAGAAAAAAGGGTATTAAAATGAAAGATACCGCTGAATTAAGAGACGAGTTATACAAACGTCTAAAAAAAATTATTATCAATGATGATGAACTATCGCCATCAATGGTGTCCGCAGTAACTAATTTCTTAAAAACATTTCCACCGTTTGAAGAAGTTGAAGACCTCCCAACCGCTAAGAAAATTTCAGCAAGCTTGGAAAAATATGGAAAGGTGATGCCTTTTGAAGTACCGACAAAGGAGAATGATAAATGGCAATAACATCTGGATTAGCAAATTCTCAATCAACGCCTAACACAATGAGGCGACCAACTGATCCACTTAAAGTTGAGGCTGCAGCTAAAGCAAAAAGTGATTTACTTTTAACTGCAAAACAAATTTCTCAGCAGAAAAAGAAAAAGATGAAAACAAAAATGAAAATTGATAGCGCAGCAAGTATGTTGCAATCAGACGCTCCTGACCCTAAGACAAGCATCGAAGGTTATTTACGGATAGGCAAACGCCAATACACTTAAACAATGCGCCCGTAACTCAGCCGGATAGAGTGCTAGTCTACGAAACTAGATGTCAGGAGTTCGAATCTCTTCGGGCGCACCAAAACGGAGATTGGCGCAGTCTGGTAGCGCATTCGCTTTGGGAGCGAAGGGTCGTTGGTTCGAATCCAGCATCTCCGACCAATTAGAGGGTGCTTATGCCCAGACCCCCCCCCTTTGTATATACTATACGTATAGGAGACGATATGTTAAAACCTTTAATGTTAGAGGGAGAACCTCATTGGGTACAAACGTTCCCGGTAGAAGTTCATGGGGCATTTGAAGACTTTAGAAACTTCTTGTTTATCGCATGGAAACATCTAGGTCTACCTGACCCGACTCCGGCACAATATCAAATAGCACATCGACTACAATTCGGTGTAGATACATCAGAAGATAAGAAGACCATAGACCCTTACCAGCCACGTGAAGACATCATTAGGTGTTTCCGTTCACTAGGTAAGTCTTACATCACGTCAGCGTACGCTATATGGCGTCTAATGCGTAATCCTAGGGACGAGAAGATACTCGTTGTGTCTGCTACGGGTTCTAAAGCTAAAGAGTTCGTTGCTCAGACCAAAGGTATCTTAGAATCTATGGAGATTGTCCAATGGTTGTTGGATGGTAAACGTGAGTCCGGAGCAACACGACGTGACATGGCTGATCAATTCGATGTAGCCGGTGGTTCATTGTCACAATCATATAGTGTAGCAGCCAGAGGTATCACCGGGCAGATCACGGGATCACGTGCGACTCTATTAGTTGCGGATGATATCGAAGTTGAACGTAATAGTTTAACTGAAGAGGCACGTAGTAGGATTGTACGTATCATTCAGTCTGACTTTGTACCTATTACTAAAACAGAACATGGTAAGGGAGACATTATTCTCTTAGGAACACCACAGACGGAAGAGTCTGTGTACAACAAACTAGTATCAGAGATGGGCTTTAGGTGTTTTACAATACCGGTTAGATATCCCACCGTTGATAAGTTAAAGAATTACATAATCACCGACACTCAAACGGGTGAAGAGGTGAACATTCTTGCACCATACTTACGTCAAATGTTTGACAAAGAGGAAACGTCCTATGGTCAAACTACTGACAGTCGTTTTGGTGAGCAAGAGTTACTGAAAATTGAATCTAAAGGTCGAGCATCGTTCGCGTTGCAGTACATGTTGGATACATCGTTGAGTGATGCAGAGCGTTACCCATTGAAACAACACGACCTGATCGTTATGTCATGCAATCCATTAAAAGCACCACTAACTGTGCAATGGGGAAGACACAACGACAAGAACAACTACGTCAAAGACATACCAAACTTAGGGTTCTCCGGGGATCACTTCTTACGTCCGCTCTTTTTAGATAGCGAATGGGAAAAGTATGAGTCAAAAGTCCTCTTTGTTGATCCAGCGGGTCGCGGTGCTGATGAAACGGCATGGGCAATCCTTGGTGTACTGAACGGTATCATGTATCTACTGCACGTTGGTGGCTTTGCTGCCGACCCGGCGCAAGCTATGACACAGATTGCTTTAGATGCTAAGAAGTATGACGTACAGACCATTGAAGTCGAGCCGAACTTTGGACAAGGCATGTGGGTTACCGCGTTTCAACCTATCTTATCTAAAGTATGGGCGGGTGGTTGTACTGTTAAGGAATCGGAATGGGCGAAAGGTCAAAAGGAACTACGTATCATTGACACATTAGAACCCGTAATGGCTCAACATCGTTTAGTTATCGATGAGGACTTAGCGAGACGTGAGTCACGCGCTGAAGATCATCGATTCTCTCTACTATATCAACTATCCCACGTCACCAGAGACCGGGGATCGTTAAAACACGATGACCGATTAGATGCATTAGCTGGAGCAGTTGCTCATTATCAGCGATCTATGGGTCAGGATGTACATGAGGCTGCACGTGGAGTGGTTCAACAACGTCTTGACGAAGAAATGGAAGACTTTGTGAATTGGCACGAGTCAGGCGGTAAGCTTGGACTACGTGGTCGCAGTAGAGATGGGGTTCATACGGAAGTATGGATGTCTGATCGCACTAGTTTATAACCAGAAGGAGACATATATGATAGGAATGATCTACGTAAGAGCGTTAGAAATAATAGGGAGAAGTAATGTACCAACTAAGTGACCGATCATGTGACAAACTCATAGGAGTACACACCGATCTCGTAAAGATTGTCTATAGGGCGATCCAAACTACAGAAATAGACTTTGGAGTGTCTGAAGGACTACGATCTCTAGAGACTCAGAAAGAGTATCTCGCTAAAGGGGTCACTACTACGTTAAATAGTAGACACCTCTCAGGTCATGCAGTAGATGTCTTCGCGTATGTCGGCGGTATCGCCCGATGGGAGATGCCATTGTACGAGAAGATACACGACGCTTTCAAATCAGCGTCTGAAGAGTTAGGAATTCCCGTTGAGTGGGGTGGTGGATGGAAGTCTTTTCCTGATGGGCCACACTTTCAACTACCGTGGAATGAGTATCCTAAAGTTAGCTTTGATAGTAAGTCATAACTAGACGTTAAGAGCGTCTGTAAGGCTCGTACAGAGACTTTAAGCAATGATGCGGAGTGTTACTCTCCGTTATGCTTATCGCCTCTGTACGTGTCTATACGCGTCTTCAAAAATTGCCTAAGATTCGTAAGGTGATGTCTGCCCCCAGCTACATTTAGAATCCCCCCGTGCCACCCCCGATTGCTGCCGGGCATAGGCCAGCTTTTTTCCTCTGTGAGAAAACGTATTGATTACAAATTGATGCGATATGATTAGGGTTCTAGATCAATACGTTGAACCATGCGATGCTATGCGATTTGAAATAATTGGAACACGGACGTGAACCCTTGTAATACTGTTTTTTTCAAATTGCTTGACATAAAAATATATATCGTGGTAGGGTTCTTAATAAGAAAACAATAGTAATCTAAACGTAAACAAAAGGTGACATCATGAACCATACAACTACTCTTATAATCGCAATGATTATCTTTATTATCTCATTACCTTTATCTATTTATATCGCATCAATAGGCTTGATAGGTTTATCATTTAGCTTATTCATGTTTAGTGGTATGTTCTTAATTATCACTTTATATTACCCATTATTCACAATCATTAAGTAATCTAAACGTAAACAAAAGGAAAAAACATCATGAACCATTTAGAAACAACTATTTATAAAAAGAATATCCATAATCTAGAAGATTACACGTTTAAAGTTTTGAAACCTTCCACTAATAAAAAGTTAGGTAAAAAGATTTTAAAAGGTGAATTTAAGGACTACAAGTTTTTCACTCTTACATTAACTGAACGTGCAACGTGTCCTAGTGACTGTTTTCATTGGAAAACGTGCTATGGCAATAATATGCCTTTTGCTCATAGGATGTCAGCTAAAGACGAAAACCTTTTAACTTCTAGAATAAAGCAAGATATTATTGATTTAAAAGGTAAAAAAGCGATGATTAGATTGCATATACTAGGTGATTTCTTTAGCGTGTCCTATGTAATGTTTTGGGACGCTATCTTAAAAGAATTCCCTAATATTGCGATTTATGGATATACGGCAAATAATATTAATTCTAAGCTTGAAACCTCTAGAAATATAGCGTCTTCAATATCTTTATTACATAGCATTTATAAAACTAGATTTGCTATTAGATTTAGTAATGATTTAGAAAACCCATTTAGTGCGAACTCTTACGATGTCGTAAAACCTCAAAAAGGTAAATCCATTTTATGTCCCGTTCAAGTGGATAAAACCCCAAATTGTGGGGCTTGTGGGTTGTGTTGGGCAAGTACTGATAAACAAATCATATTCATTACCCATTAATTTAAAGAACCCTATTAGACACGTTTTAAAGCGTGTTTAATGGGGTATTTTAAATACCATTAAACCATACGTAAACAAAAGGAAAAAACATCATGACAATCAAATTATATAAAAATGATTATGTTAGAATAAATAATGGTAAATTAGTTGAAAGTTTAGGTATTATATATGCCTATCCAATAGATAAAGAAGAATTAGAAAATGCTAAAGAATGTGGAGATACTTTCATTAGAATGATTGAATTACCAAAAGAATTACAAAATAAATATATTAATTATGGGAGATAGTACTATGAAAACATTTTATCAAACGGCTATTTGCCTAGGCTATTTATTTTTGGGGTTTTGGGTTATTGAACAAGCTGAAACCACGCTAATTAAATCCATGAATTCTACTGATATTTTAATTTGTGCTTTTGGCACTTTACTTATTATCAGTTCTTTAGTAGGGTTCATAATAATGAATTGGACAAATAAAAGATATTAATACTATCAGTCCAATTTTTAACAAAAGTAAACTAAACGTAAACAAAAGGAAAAACTAAAATGCAAATCAATAAAACAACTTTAAAATCATTAAGAACCTATCTTGAAAAGGTTCTAGTAGATAACCCAATAGAGGGAATTAATTTAGAATTGGGCAACTGTAGTTTTGACAGTTCGCAAGCTGATTTTAAATTAAAAGTGACTATTTCAGGTGGTGAAACACGTGAGCAATTACATTTAAAAGATGTAGCACAAATCCATAATATAAATCTAGAGTTTAAGCATCCTACATGGGTTCTTGAGGGGTATAGGTCAAAAGCTAGGTCTAAACCCTTCTTAGCCTCCAAGCGTGGTCAATCTAAGACGGATGCTAGATATATACTATCATTAGAAGATATTACTAGACTAGGTTTTATCAATTCTAAAGAGGGGGCATAATTATGGGACGTTATTATAATGGAGACATAGAGGGCAAATTTTGGTTTGCAGTACAATCTAGTGATGATGCCTCATTTTTTGGTGTAGAACCATATGAAGAACCCCAAGAAATCGATGAAGAAACGGGTGAACTAGAAGAAGCTTGTTATTGTACTTATGATTTTAATCGTGAGGAGCATCTAAAAATTGTCATCGATAAAGTTAAAATCTGTGAAAAAACCCTTGGAGATAAATTGGAACATTTAAACAATTATTTCAATATGGATATGAGGTCGTATAATAATGAAGGTTTATTAGACCACTTCCATGAACTAGGTTTTTCTAAAATATCACTTGCTGATATACAAAAATATTTAGAATGGTTTGCCCGTCTAGGTTTAGGCTTACAAATTCAACAATGTTTAATTGAGAATGAATTTTGTGTTTTTGAAGCTGAATACTAAACCACGTTTTGCACCTCATTCATTTGGGGTGCAATGCGAGTTTTAGTAAACTCATAACTGAAGTAAACAAAAGGAGACTAAAATGCAAGATTATGAATTATGCGATGGGTGTAATGGTACATTCAAACCTAATGAAATAATGGCATCTGCACAATTACCATATTACGTCTGTAGTGATTGTGAGGAGCGTATGGAATACGACAACAAAACAAGTGAAAAAAACTTTCGTAAACACATGAATGAGGAGCAATAGTATGATTAAGAAAAAAGTTATATTCTCAGCATTTGATGGATTGTCAGGTGGACAAATCGCATTAAATAATTTGGGGTTCACTCAAAATGATTATGTATATTTTAGAAGTGAAGTGGATAAATATGCTGATATAGTCGCTATGAAAAATTATCCTAATTCAATAAACCTTGGAGATATTACTAAAATAACTGCTGATATGTTCCCATGTAAAATAAACCTAATGTTAGGTGGTTCACCTTGTCAGGGATTTTCATTTGCAGGAAAAAGGCTCAATTTTGACGATCCTAGATCAAAACTGTTTTTTACTTGGGTTGATCTTTTAAAAGAATTAAAGCCTGAATATTTTCTTTTTGAAAATGTCAGAATGTCTAAACAATCTCAAGACGTGATATCTGAATATCTTGGGGTTCAACCTATCACAATAAATTCAAATTTAACCTCTGCTCAAAATAGGCATAGATTATATTGGACTAACTTGCCTCTAGAAAATGAGCAACCTGAAGACCTAAAAATAGTTTTATCTGATATCCTAGAACATGGATTAACAGATAGAGATAAAGCACATTGTATTGATGCTAATTATTTTAAGGGTGGTAATCTCAAAAGCTATTTTGAAAAGCATAGAAGACAATTAATATTTTCTGCTGAAGGTCTTGCCCATGTTGGCGAGGCTGATCTAAAAGGTTTTGATGTTATCAAGCGTGTTTATCATGAAGATGGTAAAGCACCCACTTTAACGACCATGCAAGGTGGTCATAGAGAGCCTAAAGTACTTTGTTACCCTGAAGTCATAGGGGCATTCAGAGGACGTTATAAGCAGTCTGACGGCTCTGTAAAATCTTCGCCAACATCTAAAGACAATAAAGTTTTTCAACAATTAGAGTTAAGGTTTGATGATAAGACTAATTCTTTAACCTCAGTTCAAAAAGATAACGTTGTTGTTCAACGCCACGACCATGTAGATGTAGATGAATATGCATGGAGAAAACTTACACCTCTAGAGTGTGAGAGACTACAGACAATTCCTGAAAATTACACAAAGCACGTCAGTAATACCCAACGTTATCGTATGATTGGTAATGGTTGGACTATTTCAGTTATTGAGCATTTACTACGGGATTGGGTTAAAGAACATTTTGACACAATCGATCAATTTCAATCGCAAGCAGAAACACAACAAGGAGTATAGCTATGAGTACACAATCATCACCAAATTTTGGACTACCAATGGAAAACCTAATCGACATCGATGATGCCCCAAGGTTTATATTTAAACGGGACGTTGCATCTTTCATAGGGGGTCTAATACCTTCTATGCCCTCCCTCGATGAACAAGAGCGTTTAGATGGCTCAAACTGTTGGGAGCAATACTAATCGATGGTGGGGTGTAATGCCCCACCTCTGTATCAAGATGTGTATCTTGGCTGACGATCCCAAAAGGGTGAAACAGAATTAAACTAAAGGAAAGCAAAATGGAAAAGCAAAAGTTCAACTACGTATTCTCTGAAATACCAAACGATGATGAAGGTCGAGCATTCATAAAATTATGTCGTAAATACTTACATAAGCCTAGCTATGATTTGAGGCTTAAAGGTCAATATATGAATGATGAAGCTAGAGCCAATTGGAGATACTATGAGACGGGGCAACCTATCGATAAGTCCACACACCTACGTGTTTATATTGATAAGAAAAGGGGTGTGTAATGGAAGATATGCAACTTCATAGATGTTTGGATGAAATGGTTAAAAGTGTTGAAGATATTATTAAAGAAAATCATGGTGTCCAAAATGATCTTGAAAATCTAAGTGATTTTTGGTTTCAGTCTCATAAATATTGGAGAATTAATATCATAGGTGAGGGGTTCATTGATAAAATTGATCACGTTTGTGCAACTGCTTATGTTATGCAAGATGGCAAAGATCCGCTCTCTGAAATATCCATCGACCTAGGGTATTTCAAATGCCCTTGGCTCTCCTTATATGTTGATGATGTACATTGTCTTGAATGCGATTGTGTCTATCCTGAACACCAAACTCAACCAATTTCTGAATGTCCATACTGTGGCAATTCAGACAAGGAACAAACTGTATATTTACAAAAGGAAGGAAACTAAAATTATGACAATCGATGTATATGCTGATTTATCAGATGGTGAAATATTAGATATTATCTATGGTAAATTTAACGTTGAGAATTGTGACAACCCAACTGAAATATTGATGCAACGTATTGCTGAGATAGATCAAATCACAGTCTGTAAAGATGGGAACACTAAGACATTTAAAAATTTCTCAAAATTTATGGAATTTGCCAATAGTTTTCAAATGTCCCCTCTACCTGATGAATACGATTGGTGGATCACAAAACCTGATAAAAATACGTAGCACGTACTAACAGTTCCCACCAAGAGCCTAGGGCAGCGGTTGCCTAGGTTTTTGGCGTGGGCTTATGCCAACCATAACCCTAGAGGATAAACATTATGATACTGATTAAATTTAAGACCCCTCTCGATATTAATCTTGAGGATGAATTTGAGCCTGAATGTGAATGCGATGATTGTGGGGCAACTCAACATATTGTCGATGTTCTTCCACTCAATGATCCACAAAACTTAGTTATAGGTGATATCATACCCGCTGGGAGTTGTAGTGAGTTGGGTTGTGACGGCTTGATGTATTTATATGAAACACTTGAGGTAAGCTGATTGCCCCGGAGCGTCAAGATTAAGCAAATTCAGGCTTTTTCTTGACGATTTTCTGTTAAACTTGCTATAAGCAGCGAAAAAGCTTATAAAAAGATCACACATTTAGGAGAAACACTTGAAGCACCATAATTTACTACTGATTGATAACATATTTGTAGTAATTTTAGTCGTACTTATGTTGTTAGCAATCTTTTAGAGGATGCTTATGCCAAAGGTTAACTATATGTACTATAAGTACACGTATAGTTTGACTAAAGTTACTACTACTAGAACTAATAGAAGTACTAACGTAAGACTTACGAAAGACTAGAGAGCAATAGAAACAAATGGAGAGATATATGTCATACGAAACTGTTATGATTGAGATATGCAATTGGTGTATCAAATTGTTGAGAGACTTGTCCGCTTATAGTGGATGGTCTTACGAAGAAATCAATGTGTGGTTATTCATAATCATTGAGCCAACTATTATTATTGTGTTGGCTTTACTATTACTAAAAGCACATAGGTTTAGAAAAAAGTTTTTTGCAGAACTAAAAGCAGAGCAACAAGCATTGAACAATAGAAACTACAAATAGTGGAGACGATATGAACTTACCAACAGATACGATGGCTGACTATTTTTCACCTGAGACAATTCTTACAGACGCTTTTAAAGAAGAACAAGAGCAACGAATGTTTGAACTTGCGGGTGTGAACGAAGGGGTTCAACGATTCAACAAGCTACTAACAGACCCCGCAACTAAAGTGGGTGACACTAAGGTTGGACGTAAGATATTCCAAGAGACGATGCGGGAGTTAATACCCGCCATCGAGCGTGAACAAGCAGTTGCAGTAGAAGGCATTGCGAATTCAGGAAGAGGTGTCCGCCCCGTGTGGTGGTGGTATCTACCTTTTGTTAAAGCTGATCGTCTTGCTTACATTGCTCTTAGATCAGTTCTGAATGCACGTATGGTTGACAATGGTATTGGTCGCCCCGGTAGAACAATTTGTTTAAGCATTGGACTCGCCGTTAAGCAACAAGTTGAGTTTGAAAAGTGGCTTAGAGATTCCAAGTTGGAAGCGAATGAAACGGGTGGCCCTAATCTGGCAGCGAAGTTAGTTCGTAAAGCTAAGAACTTTAATCAGAGGCAATGGGGCAATTGGTCAAGACGTATTAAATCTATTGAGACTTTAGATTGGAGACGTGACACTAAGATTCATATTGGTGCAAAGCTATTACAATTATTAATTGAAGAGACCGGGGGTTTCTTTGAACTTCGATATGTGCAGATCAGGCATAAGACAGAACGTCAGGTGTTCTTATCAGATGCATGTCGTGCCATGATGGAAGACATCAACTCTAACTTAGAGATTGCGACACCCGTATTAAAACCTATGCTAATCCCACCTCGTAAATGGGAATGGGATGATCTGAACAAAAGATACGATGGTGGTTACCTTGGAATCCCTATTGATTTTATCAGGGGTGGACTACACAAACACACCGCTGGCCTAGAGAATCCTTTAAGTCAGACGACTATTAATGCAGCAAACATCCTAGGACAAGTGGGTTATGTTGTTGACCAACCCGCACTTTCAATTGCAAGAAGTGCCTTTGTAGATAATCTAGAATTGATTGATTGTATTCCATCACCAAACCCTGAGAAAATACCTGATCGTATTACTGATGAAGCTTGGGAAAACATGGACAAAGTTGGTAAAGCTGAATGGAAATATACTCTATCTAAAATTCATGGACGTAATGCTAGTGAAGTATCAAGACGTGAATCAGTTCTGAGAAAATTTTCCACAATGGAAGCTATCAAACATCGTCCCGTTTTTAATGTCATTAAATGTGATAGTCGTACACGTTTCTATTACGTGACGCCTGATTGGAATCCACAAGCTGATAGTTTAGGACGTGGGACAATGAGGTTCTACGAGAAAAGACCTATCGGAGAACGTGGTTTGTATTGGTTAGCGGTGCGCCTCTGTAATACATATGGTGAAGACAAACTGACATTTGAAGAGATGCAAGTGTGGGCTAAAGATAATCACGATATGATTGTAGATAGTGCAATTAATCCACTTGATGGTGAAAGGTTTTGGACACATGGAGACAAAGAGTTAGAGTTCTATCAGACATGTGTTGATTGGACTAAAGCTACAAGCCTCGACAATCCCTCTTTATTTGAAAGTGATTTACCCGTTCACCAAGATGGCTCTAACAATGGGCTACAACTATTGTCCTTGATTGGACGTGATCCTATGGGCGCAAAGCTTACTAACTGTTCCTCTGATCCAACACGTTTTGATATCTACTCAGCTACCGCTGATTTAGTTAAACGATTTGTAGCTGATGATATTGCTAATGGTGTGAACCTTGAGCAAGCACAACGATGGATTGGAAACATCAATCGATCCGTCTGCAAACGTGCATGTATGACAACTAGTTACGGAGTCACACCACGTGGCATCCAAGATCAATTGATCCATGATGGGTTTGTAGATAAACTAGATGGGCATCGTCTTGAGAATGCGGGTTACATGCGGGACAAATTAATCTTAGCATTGGAACAAACTGTCGTAGCTTCTCGTCCTATCATGACCTATTTCCAAGCGGTCGCTTCTGCACTCGCTGAGTTTGATATCCCGTTAACATGGATGACCCCGGCGGGTTCAAAAATACAACAATCCTATTGGAACGTTGCGAAGTCAGATGTTAAAACTGTAATGGGAAGTTACTTTATGTGGGATGAGAATCCTACCGGTGGTTTGTCATCACGGAAACAACAGTTGAGTTCGAGTCCTAACATCATTCACTCACTTGATAGTGCTTTGATGCAACGTGTAGTTACAAGACTACACTACGACCACGGAGTAAACTCCATCGCTGCTATTCATGATAGCTTTGCAGTCCATCCTGACTGTGTTGATATTATGAGAGACACTATACGTAAAGAAGCGTATTATATGTTTAGTGGTGATTGGATCAACGACGAGTTTCATCCGTTCATCGAGTCTTATGCACCTAGCGTAGACTTACCAACCCCACCAACACAAGGAACATTTGACGTCTCTGAAGTTCTTGACGCCAAATACTTTTTCGCATATAACAGTAAGGGTAACTTGTGATAAAACTTTTAGAGGATGCTTATGCCCAAGCAGAAACACTATGATAACATTCTGTCACTGGAGGACGAGGAATGCATCGAAGAGATGGAACGCCAAAGTCGTCAGCCAGATAGTTATCGTCAAGACTATATAGATAAGGTAATTTTATCCGCATCTAGAGAGTTTCAATCACTTGGAATGTTGCCGGTGGATACGGCGACCCACTTAACTGATCTTGGTATTCACATAGGAGACTTTATTAAGCATTGTCTCGCAACACAAGATCATCACATAACACTACATTAAGATGAGGAAAGTATGGCTAAAAAAAATCACCCCGTAACAGTATCCGTTCCAGCAGTCGCTGCGTATGCATGGCTTGCGCGTCCGGATGAAGGACAAGAGTATAGTGATGGTAAGTACAAGGTAACACTTGTGTTTGACCCAACCGATCCTGATACTAAGAAGTATCTTGGTGGACTATCTAAGATGATTAAAGAAATTGCTAAAGGGGAAGAATTCCCTGACTCGTTTAAGTCGCCAATCAAAGATGGAAACGAAGCAAAGAACGAAGAGTTCCACGGCAAGTTCACACTTGTTGCGAAGACTAAATATCAACCCGGCTTTGTTGATACATCTAAGAAGCCTCTAGTTGAAGACAATTATCCAGCTAGTGGTGATATCATTCGAGCATCATTCGCGTTAATTCCGTATAACGCCGGTGGTAACAAGGGCGTCGCATGTCAATTGCGAAATGTCATGTTGCTTGAAAAGCGAAATGTGGGGGGTAGTCCAACTGCTGACTTCGACGAGATCGAAGCGGTGGCAAAGGACACCAACACGGATGACGATGACTTTGATATCGCAATCTAACTTAACAAAGAAAATTAAATCTTTGTTGGGAACGGGAGCGATCACTTTATTTCTATCGGTTGATCCCGTACCGGCTTCAAGACCAAGGGTTACCCGTTGGGGTACTTACTACGGTAAAACATATGAACGATTTAGGCGGGAAGTTAAAGATATTCTAAACAACATTGTTGAAAAGAATACTCAAACAGATACCCCTATCTTCGCTATCATTGAGGTTGTTAAGCAACCACCTAAGACAGTATCTCGACAGTTTCCCCGGGGCGATGTTGATAATTATGCTAAAGGCCCATTAGATTCTATGACTACTGATGGTAACTTTTGGAAAGATGATGATCAAATTATCGCACTATATGTAACTAAACGTTACGCCCTTCCTGAAGAAAAGGAAGGTATTCAAATCACTTATAAACCAATTGAGGTATAATCGTATGGCTAAAATATCCCAGCTTGACATGCTGAAAAAACACTTCGGTGTTCGTAAAACAATCTCAAACATTGAGGCACAAAACTTATACAGAATTCGCGCTCTCCCCCGCCGAATCTGTGACCTCGAAGTTAAAGGTATGAAGTTTGATAGGATCATGAAGACCGACCCGACCGGTCAGCGTTATGTGAGATACGCCATTGTTAATTGAGGCGCATCTTCCTTGTCCTGACTGTAACTCCAGCGATGCATTAAGTATGTTTGACGATCACTCTTATTGTTTCTCATGCGAAAAGCATCGCTGGACTATCGAGCAACCCAACGTAACTACACGGAGTAAGCAAGTGGCAGACTTAGTATTAGATGGTGAGACAAACGCGTTACCTAAACGTAAACTGTCTGAAGAAACATGTAAATTTTTCGGCTACAAACTTGCGAGTGTCAATGGCAAACCTTGTCAAGTTGCGCCGTATCATGACAAAGAAGGAAAATTGGTTGCACAAAAACTAAGATTCCCTAACAAAGAATTCCAAACAAGAGGAGACTTTAATAACATCGGCTTGTTTGGTGAGAATAAATTCAAAGCGAATGGTAAACGTATCGTTGTTGTCGAAGGCGAGATCGATGCGATGAGTTACTATCAAGCTTCCAAGTGGCCCGTTGTGTCTGTACCTAATGGCGCACAATCTGCAACAAAAGCAATTGCTAGATCAATTGATTTCTTAGAAACATTCGACGAAGTTTGTTTTATGTTTGATGCAGACGAGCAAGGAAAGAAAGCAGCGAAAGCTTGTGCGGAATTAATCACTCCGGGTAAAGCTAAGATTGCATCTCTTGAATTATATAAAGATGCAAATGAGTATCTAAAAAATAATGAACTTAAACCCCTATTGTACTCAGTCTATAATGCGAAAGATTGTAGACCTGATTCAATTATTAATGGAAAGGAATTGTGGAATGAAGTTAACAGACCTACGGTCTTGGGTATCCCGTATCCCTACCCATCTTTCGACCGCGTACTATTCGGTCTTAGACCTCGTGAGTTACTTACGATCACGGCTGGGAGCGGTTGCGGAAAGTCTACGCTCGTGGCGTCCATCGCTTATGATCTTGCAATTACTCACTCTAAAACTGTGGGTTACGTTGCACTTGAGGAAAGCGTTGGCCGTACCGGTTTGCGCTTTATGTCGATGGCTCTGCGGAAACAAATGCACTTGCCGCAAGACATCAGTCAAGAAGACAAGCAACAAGCCTTCGACGCCACTCTAGGCACGGGAAGGTTTATACTATATGACCACTTCGGTTCAATGGATTCAGATAACCTATTGAATAAATTAAAGTATATGGTCACCTATAATAAGTGTGACTTTATATTCATTGACCATTTGTCAATCTTACTTTCCGGCGGAGACTTCATGGTCAACGGTGGAGATGAGCGAAAGCAAGTGGACTATACGATGAGTCGTCTCCGATCTTTCTGTGAAGAAACCGGTGCGGGAATAGTTCTTGTGTCCCACCTACGTAGAGCGTCGGGTGATAAAGGATATGAGGATGGACTAGACCCCACCCTTTCTTCTCTACGATCATCACAATCTATTGCACAACTTTCAGATGCAGTCATCTCCATGTCACGTAACGCTAGTGAAGGAGAGAACCTTGTGAAAGTAAAGTGTTTAAAGAATAGATATAGTGGGCTGACCGGGACAATGTGTTATCTAGCATTTGATCCGACCACCGGCTTGATGACAGAATCAGAAGGAGATGGCTTTGATAGAGAGGATATCAGTATCTAATGACTTGGACTCCGGTGCAGAACAGTACACGGCAGACAAAACGAAAGCGACTAATGCAAGAACTAATCGACGCCAAAGGAAACAAGTGTAAAAAGTGTGAGCAAACATTTTCGCAAGAGTGTTTTGACTTCCATCACAGAAACCCTATGACTAAGATGTTCGCAATGCGACAATCCACGATGACAGATTATCCTTGGGACGCCGTAATGGCGGAAGCCGACAAGTGTGATCTCCTATGCTCTAACTGTCATCGTTCCATTCATGTAAGCCAAGATGAGGAATATTTTGATGAAGACACTAATCGCCGACATAGAGACAGACGGACTGTTCTCAACTCCAATGACCAAATGTCATTGTTTAGCGATAGCGAACTTGATGTGTCCGACGGACATAACAGTATACGCTGACGCCCCAACCTACCCTTCTATTCAAGAAGGACTTGATAGACTAGCTGATGCAGATCAGATCATCATGCATAATGGTATGATGTTTGACTTCCCAGCAATAGAACACCTCTACCCTAACTCCACCTTACGTAAAGAACAGATCATTGATACTCTTATCTACTCGCGTCTCCAACATCCACAACGTGGTGGTCATGGACTTGCAAAGTGGGGTGAGCGTCTTGGATTTCCGAAAGGAGATTACTCTGATTGGTCTGTGTTCACAAAAGAAATGGGTGAGTACTGTGCTACCGACGTGTCAGTTACTATAAAAGTTTTTGAATTTTTAGAACAAGAACGTAAAGGTGCGGACATTCTTAAAGCGTATAACCTTGAACGTGACTTTGCTTATGTCATGGGTATACAAGAACGACATGGTTTTAAATTAGACGTCCCCGCTTGTGAAGAGTTATCTTCTGAGATGCGACAGAAGATGGCGGACATTGAAGTTCAATTACAAGAAGTCTTTCCCCCACTTACTGTTGAGCGGGTGTCAGAAAAAACCGGCAAGAGACTTAAAGATAAGATTGAAATATTTAACCCCGGTAGTCGTAAACAAATTGCTGAACGTCTAGTGACTATGTACGAATGGACACCTACTAAGTTCACACCGGCTGGATCACCACAGATTGACGAGACAGTTTTAAAACAATTGAAGTACCCTGAAGCACAACTACTTGCAGAATACTTTCTGTATCAAAAGCAACTCTCACAGATTAGTGAGGGGGCATCAGGTTGGTTGAAGTGTGTGACGGACGTTGGTTATGTTCATGGTTCAGTTAATCCAATTGGTACTACAACAAATCGATGTAGTCACTTTGGCCCAAACATGGCGCAGATCAGTAAGCGAGACTTACGAATGCGAGAGGTTTGGAAACCCGACCTTGGTGACAAGCTTGTTGGGATCGATGCTGATGCTCTTGAGTTGAGAATGTTGGCACACTACCTTGGACACTTTGATGATGGCGCATATACAACCGCGCTGCTTGAAGGTAAGAAAGAAGAAGGGACAGACGTCCACTCACGTACCGGCAAGTTGATTGAACTTGAAGACCGGGACGTGGTTAAACGTGCGACGTATGCCTATCTGTATGGTGCGAGTGATCGTAAGCTATCACAGATAATGCGAGAAGCAGATGCGCCTTGTAAGAACGGTAAGGAAATTCGTCGAAGGATGAATGAAGGTATTGTCGGACTTGGTAAGTTATCTGATCTCATAAAGAAACGTGCCGAACGTGGTTACATTCTTGGTATCGATGGGCGACATATTAAAATACTGAGTCCACACTCTGCCTTGAATTTTCTATTACAGAGTGCGGGAAGTATCTTAATGAAGAAGGCTCTTGTTATTTTTCATTATGATTTGTGTGAACGTGATGGACATGTGGTTGAAGAACTACCGGTCACATTTAATTATTGCGCTAACGTACATGATGAAGTCCAACTATCTTGTAGACCACAACATGCAGAAGCAATTGGAAAACTATTTGCAAAGGCTATTCAACTTGCCGGTGAGCAACTAGGACTTAACTGTCCGACGTCAGGCTCATACGACATTGGTGATAGTTGGCGCGAGACACATTAGGAGAAATAAATGTTTGAAGTAATTATGTTAGTTTGCGCCTTGAATACACAAACCGGATGTGTCGGAGTCACAGATGACTACGGCCCACATGATTCATATTCACGATGCATTAGTAGAGCGATGGAGATGCATGAGTATGCTCATAAGGTATTCCCAATCCCCATCAACATTACGTATGGATGTAAAAAAATAGGAGACATTATATGACGACGGCTCTCGTTGATGCTGACATCATTGCCTTTAAATCCGCTATTGCGGTAGAAGGTTCAGGCGATGATCTAGTTCCAGCTAAAGAAGAAGACGCGTTTGCATACGCGGAAGTTATGCTAAGAGAATGGATACGCCCGGTGAAACCAACTAAAACTATTCTATGTTTCTCCGACGTTAAGCGTAAATACTTTCGTCACGACATCTACCCTGAATACAAAATGAATAGAAAAGAAAGTAAACGTCCGATGTTTTTAGCATCAGTACGTGACTATCTTCAGAAGAAACATTCATGGTCAGTTCTTTCAGGCTTAGAGGCTGATGATCTGTTAGGTATCTATGGTACACATCCCGACATCCCTGATCCGGTAGTTATTTCTATCGATAAAGATATGTATACTCTACCCGTTAAGTTCTTTAATCCTGATAAAATGAAACGTTGGATAAGAATTAATAAAGCACAAGCAGATATTACAATGCTTGAGCAATCAATTATGGGGGATTCAACGGATAACTATAAAGGTATACCGGGGGTTGGAAAAGTTGGAGCGCATAAGATAACTAATACTGCATCCTCTCCACAACAGATGTGGGCGAATGTAGTACAAGCGTTCTTAGACAATGGACTGACACAAGAGTATGCCATTACCATGATACGACTTGCACGTATTTTACGATATGAAGATTATAATTTTAACAATGGAGAAGTTAGACTATGGCATCCGAACAATTTGAAGGCAGAATGGATTCAACCGTCAGCCCTAAACACTATCAATTCAGAGACGGAATTCAAACTATCGACTACATCGAAGCAGTCGCGGAAACCCTCGAAGGTGACGAAGCCGTCCAATTCGCAAACATCATCAAGTACGTCAGTAGATACAGAGGTAAAGGAAAAGCCATCCACGATCTCAACAAAGCTAGATGGTATCTCGACCGACTCATCACCATCGTCGAGCGAAAAGAAATGGACAATTTCGGAAGCGTCGATTGATGAGCAATAACATTAGGGAAACCTATGTGACCCATTTCCAAAAGGCGATGGGTCAATCGCTTGATGCAGAGTTAAGCATTGATCTTTTACAATTACGTATGGATTTAATTAAAGAAGAAGTACGAGAACTTGAAGTTGAGGTTGGCGCTATTTGTTATCAACTTGCAAAATCAAAAGAACCTAGCACACAACAACTTGAAAACATGGTTAAAGAATTAACAGATGTGATGTATGTAACAAGTGGATTTGCCGTAACGTTTGGCATCCCGGTACAACCCGCGTTTGTTAGAGTTCATAAATCAAACATGACTAAATTAGTAGATGGTAAGCCCATGCTACGCGACGATGGGAAAGTAATTAAAGGCCCAAACTATAAACCACCAACCATGAAGGGACTAATATAAATGATTTCAAATCATCATTACGGAATGACACTTCCGTTGTCTAATGAAATTGATAAAATAAAATATCGACAAACCGGTGAAGACTTTTATTCTAAGATAGTTAGAATTGCTGGGTCATTGAAGGATACACCACAACATTTTGAAGAGTTCAAGGACACCTTGAGGACTATGAGATTCCTCCCAGCCGGTCGTGTACAGAACGCGATGGGAGCAACAAGGATGACTACTGCCTACAACTGTTTTGTCTCAGGTACAATTGAAGATGATCTATCCGACATACTTGATAAAGCGAAAGAAGCTGGATTAACAATGAAAAAAGGTGGAGGGATTGGTTATGATTTTTCAAACATTCGTCCACGTGGTGATCACATTGTTTCGCTTGATAGTAAAGCTAGTGGGCCAGTCAGCTTTATGGGAATATTTGACGCGGTATGTCAGACCATTGCTTCCAGCGGACACAGACGCGGGGCGCAGATGGGGGTGCTACGTATTGATCACCCTGATATTATGGAGTTTATTACTGCAAAGTCAAATGCAGATCAGCTAACCGGATTCAATGTTTCTGTTGGTGTGACTGATGAATTCATGAGATGTCTTAAAGAACAAAGACCTTTCGCTCTTGTGTATAAAGGAAAGACTTATGATGAGATAGACCCCGTAGCTTTGTGGGATACTATCATGAGGAACACATGGGATTGGGCAGAGCCGGGAGTTTTGTTTATTGATACTATTAATAAAATGAATAACCTATGGTATTGTGAGAGCATCGCAGCGACAAACCCTTGTGGTGAACAACCTTTACCACCTTACGGCGCATGTCTTTTAGGCTCATTCAATTTAGTTAAGTATGTTGTTGATGGTCAGTTTGATTACGGTAAGTTAACCGGGGACATTTACAATGTAGTTCGCGCTATGGATAACGTCGTTGATAGAACCATCTATCCTCTTGAGAAACAGAAAGAAGAAGCAAAGAATAAAAGACGTATGGGACTTGGTGTGACCGGTCTGGCAAACGCTAGTGAACTGTGTGGTTATCCTTATGGAACACAAGAGTGCTTGGACTTTACTGCCAAAGTTCTTGAGACAATTCGAGACTATACTTACGCCGCTTCTTCTGATCTTGCATTAGAGAAAGGTTCATTCCCGCTATATGATGCAGAAAAATATTTACAAGGTAAATTTATTAAGACTTTATCTGGTTGGGTACAAGAGAAAATTAAACTTCAAGGTATTCGTAATTCACATCTAACATCAATAGCACCTACCGGAACAATCAGCCTAACCGCTGATAACGTTTCGTCTGGTATTGAACCACCGTTTGCTCACTTCTATGATAGAACCATCCAACAGTTTGATGGGCATCAGGTTGAGCGGGTGGAAGACTACGCTTATCATCAAGGAGTTCTAGGTAAGACTGCGAATGAAATCAGCGCACAAGAACATTTAGATATGTTAGCACTTGTATCAAAGTATGTTGACTCTGCGGTGTCCAAGACATGTAACGTTGGTGACAATGTAAACTATGATACTTTCAAAGAACTGTACCGCCAAGCGTGGGAGTTAGGTTGTAAAGGGATCACTACATTTAGAGCATCAGGAAAACGTTTTGGTATATTGAATGAAGTCAAAGATGAAGTAACACCGAAAGCTGAAGCTTGTTTTATAGACCCGTCTACCGGGCAGAAGCAATGCGATTAACTAATGAAGGGGGGTTCTGCCCATGAGTACCAAAGTACTAAAAACATATGAAGATGTGGATACAATTCATTTCCCACATCGAACGTATGATATGATTGACATGTTGGATAAAACTTATCCGCATCGTTGTATTGGTTCTAAGGAAAATGTCGATGACCACATCCGTTACGCTGGTCGTCGTGATTTAATTGATGAACTTGTGATGATGAAAGCACTCGATGAAGAGGGAGACGATGATGAAAATCAGAGCAATGACAAAGGATGACGTTGAAAAATGTTTGGAACTTGGTCAAGCGATGCATGAAGAATCTTATTTCTCATTCCTCACTTTTAATAAAGAGAAGCTTCTCGCACTTTGGGTATCAATAACAGACTATCCCCAGATGTTCTGTGGTTTCGTTGCTGAAGAAGGCGACGAGATTGTAGGACTGTTCGTTGGGGGTGTGTCACCTCATTGGTTTAGTGACGATCTTTTTGCATCAGACATGGCACTATACGTCACACCATCACACAGAGGTTCATCCGCTGCCGTCCGTCTACTTAAAGCCTATGATATATGGGCAACAGAGTCAGGGGCGAAAGTAATCAATTTGGGAATCTCTACTAATATCAACCAAGATCGGACTCAGAAGTTGTATCATAAATTGGGGTACAAAGATATGGGTCTATTTAATAGAAGGAAATTGTGAGATGTGTTTTCCATCATCAAAAGCACCACCGCCTCCTCCACCGCCACCGCCACCACCACCAGCGCCGACTGCCCCAGCACCTAGTGCCGCAGCCTTGCCGGATAGTGAGGCTTATGCGAAGTCGAGACGTAAGGGAAAGAAAGATCAGCGTAAAAGTTTGCAGATCAATCTTAATTCAGGCGCAACCGGCCCAATCGGCACGGGCGTAAACACTAGTCAATAAGAGGTTCATATGGCAGAGTCAGCACGTTCCCGCTACGAACTAATGAAACGAAAGCGCGATCCATACCTAAGACGTGCGCGAGACTGTGCTGCTCTTACCATCCCCGCTTTGATGCCACCAGAAGGTCACAACGAGTTTGCGATCCTACCTGAACCGTATCAAGGACTAGGGGCAAGAGCCACAGTATCACTAGCGTCAAGGCTAATGGTTGCGATGTATCCCCCCGGTAAATCTAGTTTTAAGCTAGACGTTCCGGCGGAGGTTCGTATGCAACAAGGCGAGATGGCACTAAACCCAGACATAGAACAAGGGTTAGTGATGTCCGAAAAACTAATAGGCGCAGAGATTGAAAGGAAACAATGGCGACGTAATACCAACCTTTGTCTTCAGTATCTACTCGTCACCGGTAATTCTTTAGAATTTATGCAAGAAGATAATACTATTCGTATCTTCCGCTTAGATCAGTATTGTGTTTCCCGTACTATGTCAGGGGAAGTTCAAGAAATTATTACTGAAGAATATTTATCACCCGAAGCGTTACCAGAGAATGCACAAGCAATGGTAGCTGCTGATGACTATTCCCAAAATCGAGTACCTCTTTATACCCATATCAAATGGAATTTAAAGAAACAAGAGTGGGATATTTATCAAGAAATTAATGCAAAGAAAGTATCAGGCTCTATCGGTACTTATAAACTCTTACCTTACAACGCTTTACGTTATACTGCGGTTGTAGGTGAAGACTATGGTAGAGGTAAAATCGAAGAGCATCTTCCTGATCTCCGTACAATTGACGCCTTGTCAAAAGGTTTGATTGACGGTGCAGCAATGGCTTCAAGAAATGTCACAATGATTAGACCAAACGCGGCTGGTGGTTTAAACCTACGTCGTCGTATTGCGAAAGCAGAAAACGGTGAGATCATTGTTGGTAATCCTGAAGATGTTGTTATGTTACAATTCCAAAATAATAATGGAATGCAACTCTGTGCTGCTGAACTTGAACGACAGACGCGTGAGATTTCACAAGCGTTCTTAATGAGTGGTTCAGGCGTACGTGATTCAGAAAGAACAACTGCTTTTGAAATTAGAAAACTAACCGAAGAACTTGAATCCACATTAGGTGGAGTTTATTCACAACTAAACCAAGACATGCAACAAGCACGTCTTAAACGATTGGTGAATCAAATGAAAACTAATGGGCAATTGCCTGACTGGCCTGATGATATGATTGAACCCGTTATCCTGACGGGACTTGAGGCTCTAGGTCGTGAGCAAGATGTCAATCGTGTTCAAGTAGCACTACAGTTTATACAAGGTCTTCCACCTGAACTAGTGTCTTATGTCAAAATGGATGTACTATTATCTAAAGCTTTTCATGGACTAGATTTACCAGATGCGGTAAGGTCTTCTGAAGAAGTGAAACAAAAGCAACAACAAGAAGCCCAGCAACAATCGATGCAAGGTGGACAAGAAGCAATGGCACAAGCCGCGGGACAGATGATGGGACAACAAGTCGCATCCCCTGAAGAACCTCAACAACCTCAATAAAGATAAGGAAAATTTATGGCTGAACAAGAGAACGCAACCCCCGCCGTGGGGTCTGATGAATATAATGAGCAGATGGTAAACAAGTATCGTACTCAAGAAGCAGACGGTGATACGGGAGAAGAACTTGTCCCTATTGCTGGGATGCCTGAAGGGGGTTTCGATAAATTTTACGACGACAAAACCGGTAACTACTCATGGGAAAATCATGCAAAAGAACTCGCCTATCGTTTGGAGTCAACAACGAAACCAGAGAGCGAAACTCCGAAGACACCAGAAACACCTGAAACGGCAGAGACGGAGCAAGTTCGTTCCATCTACGAATCCGCTGGACTTAAACGAGAAGATTTGGAATCCGCTTATCAAACAGACGGAGATTTCACGGAAGCCCAATATTCAGCCTTAGAAAAAGTCGGGATACCTCGCGACCTTGTTACACAATACGTTGACAACATGGGCTATAGACAAGAGTCACAGACTAAAGAGGCTCTTGAATATGCCGGTGGTGAAGACGAATGGAACTCGTTGTCTAAATGGGCAGCCGATAATATTCCTGAAGAAGAAGTTCATGAATACAATACACTACTCGCGTCCCCTAATTGGCGTATAGGTATTGATGCAATGAAAGTTCGTATGGGGGCTACTGCTCCTAACCGAAATGAGCCTCGCCTATTAAGTGGAGAACAACGCGCCGGTAACACGTTTGGTTATCGTACAAAATCAGAGATGATGTCTGACATGAAGAATCCAAAGTACTCAACTGACGCTGCTTTCCGTCAAGATGTGATGCGAAAAATGCAATCAGCAACGTGGGATTTAGACGGTCAATAAAAGCATATAACAGAGGTGGCGAAAGTCATCTCTGTTTTTTTGCAATTGGAGCGAGGTTCTGCCCACAAAGGTGCAGAATGCCAATAATAGTACGTTAGACCCGTTACGACGGATAATCTAAATCGGAAATAATTAGGCTTCTATTTTCGTTTTAAATCAATCTAATCTAACATAGGAGAAAAGTCATGGCCCTAGGCGATGCATCATCCGTAGTACGTTTTGGTAAAGGGGCATCAAGCGGCCCCGTCGATAACCGAAGCCTATATCTGGATTTATTTGGAGGAGAAGTCATAACGGCTTTTGACTCCGCAACTGTTACACTCGATAAGCATACTGTTAAGTCACTCTCAGGTGGCGCAAAATCTTATCGTTTCCCTAAAACTTGGAAAGCGGAAGCTGAATATCATACACCCGGTACAGAAATGCTTGGAAATGATTTCACGACTTCAGAACTTACTATCAATGTAGATGACATTCTTGTGTCTCATTATGGTATTGCTGATCTCGACCGTATCCTAAGTCACTTTGACATGCGCTCAATTATCTCATCTGAGATGGGACGCGCACTAGCTAAAGTATTTGACCAAAACGTGTTCAGGCAACTAATCTTAGCAGCCCGTACATCAGCCGTTTCTCCCTTTCCGGGAGGTGATTCTATTACTGATACTTCACTTGCACCAACCGCTGGTGTTTATTCAGGTACAGATTGGATCGACGCTATACGTGATGCGAATATTAAACTCTTTAACAAAGATGTTCCAGAGTCTATGCCTCGTTATCTTGCGGTCACTACTGAAATCTTTGACGCAATTAAATATGCGAAAGATGCAACGAACAACTACCTAGTACTTAACCGTGACTTCGGTCATACGGGTGCGGGTGGTATTGACGGACGTGCAGAGACAATGATGATAGATGGCGTTACCATCTGTAAGTCTAGGCATATCCCAGCTACTGATGAGACTTCTACTGCAACAGTATTCTCGAAATACCGTGCGAACTATGCAAACACCGTTGGTGTTATGTGGTGTCCGCAAGCCGTAGCAACTGTCAAGCTTCTTGATATTTCTCTTGAGACTGAGAGAGATGTGAGACGATTGGAAGACTTCATGGTCAGTAAGATGTTTGTTGGTCATGGCACAATGCGTCCTGAAATGGCGATTGAGTTGAAGAAAGCTTAAAGTATTTAGGGGGGGCATGGGATATCCTATGTCTCCCCTTTTTTTTGATGAGAGGAAATATTATGTTAACTAAACTACAAGCCGTAAATATTATCCTTGATTCAATTGGTGAAACACCGATCTCGTCGTTAACTTCAGGATTGCCTGACGGGGAAAGTGCTGAAGCTAAATTGGATGAGGTGAAACTAGAGGTTCTATCTAAAGGGTGGCATTATAACACCGAAGATATTACACTCAAAAGAAACTACCAAAAAGAGATTTTAATACCCGTCACATATATGAGGGTAGATACTACCGATAGCGACCGGGATACAAATGTAAGTGTCCGTGTAAACTTAACCAAAAGAAAACTTTACAATTTAACTACAAAAGTTTTTACTTTTGAAAAAGACTTACAATGTCGTGTAACAATAAATTTTGAATTTGAAGATTTAACAATTGAACTTCAAAACTATATAGCATTTCGAGCGGCTAGAAAATTCCAAGAATCTTCTATGGGATCGGTCGCACTAGATAGCTTCACACAACGTGCTGAAATGGAAGCATGGGCTGCTCTTCAAGACGCTGAGTCAGAGTTAGAAGATAATAACATTCTTACTGACAACGCTCATTGTTACTATGCAACCCACCGTTATCACACACTATCAGGGAGATAAAATATGGGTAAGCTAATAGAGCAATCCATCAAGACGCTCTATCAAGGGGTGAGTAGACAACCTGATCCCGTGCGCTTGCCCGGTCAGGTACAAGAAGCGGAGAACATTTTAGTGTCTGTTGTGACGGGTGGTTTCGAGAGTAGACCAGCGTCTCGACACGTTTCTTCAATGTCTCATATCTTAGATGCGGACACTCCCGCCATCTACGCCTATAGTAGAGACGCTATTGAACAATATATAATAACTATTAATAACGCTGATCTTAAAGTTTTTGATTTAGGGGGTGTAGAAAAAACAGTAGCATTCCCAAATGGAAAAACTTATTTAACCGCAACAGATGCTGAAGATTCGTTTTCATTCGTGACTATTGCTGATTACACCGTGATTGCAAATAAAACAACTACAGTTGCAATGCTTGCTTCAAGCTATGTTCCACAATATCGTGGTCTTATTAACTGCCGAACAACTAATTCATCCACCACATACACCATTAAATTAACTACGGGTGGTGCTACAACAACTATTTACACTAACGCAGTAACAACTGCGCTTTCAAACACCGCTCTTGCTACGTCTATAATAGGTGGATTATCATTACCTTCCGGTGTTACCGCAGTTCAAAACGGTGAAACAATTGTTCTTACCGGGACTGCCTTGTTTACATTAGAACACACGGGAACAGATGCAACGTATGGCCCGTTTACTATGACTGACTCTGTGCCTGATAGAAAATATCTACCACTTAATGCACCCGCTGAATATGCTATACGAGTAGGTTCAAACATCGACGGAGAACTAATTGGATATTGGGCAAAATTTGATTCTTTTGAGGGAGGTTGGATTGAAGCAGCTGATCCTCACGCCGATAACTATTTTAACCCATCCACTATGCCCCATGTTTTGGTCAGAGAAGCGGATGGAAGTTTCACATTTAAAGAGAACGAATGGGAAGGGCGTAAAGCTGGTGATGTCGATACAGTTAAGCCACCTGACTTTGTAGATAATAAAATTACTGCCCTCGCGTTCCATAGAAACAGATTGGTGTTTGTTTCAGGTGAGACAGTTTTTATGTCGCAGTCGTCACAATATTTTACCTTCTGGCCTGATTTCTCAACTCAGTCGCTTGATAGTGACGCGTTTGGACTCGTGGCATCTTCATCGAGCGTGAACGATTTGAAACACGCCGTTGGATTTAGAAAATCATTATTCTTAACGTCAAATAAAGCACAGTTCGAGGTGTCTGGTGATGCAACTTTTACACCATCAAACGCTACTGTGGATTTATCTACATCATATTTGACAGAGGATTCATGTGAGCCAATCACATTAGGTAACACTTTGTACTTTGCCGCGAAGTCTGGTAGAGACGCTATCGTTTTTGAATATCAATACGATGATAACTCCGTCTCCAACATCGCACAAGATGTTACATTACACGCTTTAGGTTATATCCCAGCCCCGTTAGTCCGAATGACCGGGGACTCAACTAATGATATGATCATGCTTTTATCTAAAACAGATAGATCAGCGTTGTATATTTATAAGATGTATGTAGACGGTGAGACTAAAGCGCAATCCGCTTGGTCAAAATGGACGTACGGTACTTCATCTAAAATAAAGTGGATGGCAGTTATAGATGGCGAAATGTATATGGTTCTGTCACGAAACGGTACAGTAGTATTTGAAAAGACATTCTTACGATATGAGTTGTCTGACGAGAAACACCCATATCAAATATCTATGGATCGACAAACCACCGCAACCGGTGTGTATACCGCCGTCAATAACTTAACCACATGGACTGCACCATACGCTCATAATAATCTAACACGTGTGGTTCTTTCTACCGATTTCCCAGCGGGACAAGTTGGTGAGGTTTTGAACGTTTCTTACCCATCCACTACAACAGTTACTGCTGCTGGTGATTATACCGGGGGTCAAGTTATCCTTGGAGAAACCTATACATCTTCCGTAACATTGTCTAAATTGTTTCCAAGAGACGCTAATAATCAAAAGTTAACAATGACCGGTGGACGTTTTCAAATTAGAAACATTGTGTGTAACTACAAAGAGACGGGGTTCTTTAGGTGTGAAGTAACACCAGAGTTTAGGACTCCTGATGTATACACCTTCAACGGTCGTGTTGTTGGTTCAGGTGATTCAAAAGTTGGCGTCGCGGCTATCTCTGCATTAGGTGGATTTAGAGTTCCCATAAAATCGGATGGTAAAACAGTCGGAATACGTATATTTAACAATTCCGAAAAACCAATGAATATAACATCCATCGATTACGTTGGGTTCTTTAATGAAGTCACAAGACAGGGGTAATTATTATGTGTGATCCTATTACAATTATGATGATAGCTTCGAGTGCCATGCAAGCCAAGGCTTCTATGGATCAAGCTAAACGTATGGAACAGAACGCTGCCAAGCAAGCAAAAGCACAATACGACGCGTCTAAGCTTCAAGCTGAAGCAGAGTATGCTGAAGCCAATCGAAAGATTGCTGAAGAACAAGAAGATAATTTAGATCAACAATCAGATCGTGTTCGTCAATCTAATGAAGACATCGGGTCACTACAAGCGTCAGAGACGTCGTTGTCTAACAGTTCATTAGGTTTAATTATGTTTGAGGAGTTGTATGGCGAGTCGTTAAACATAACGCGTATTGACAAAAACACCACAAGAGCATTAGCGGGACTTGAGTCTAATAAAGCAGCGTCCGAACAGAACTACAGTAACGTCACCACACAAGCTGAGAATCAAGCTGGGAACGTTATGGCTGAAGCTTCTGCTAAGAAGACCGGTGCTATCTTAGGGTTCGCAAGTACATCACTATCTGCTGGTCAGTCATACACCGCTAGACAAGATCAACTTGCTGCTATAAGAGGTGATGCACCTACTAAAAGGTGGGCGACTACTGATTTATTTACATAATCTAAAATTCAACGAAGGAGAATCTTAATGGCTAG